TACATATTAATGATCATGATACTTGGCATGAGGGATACAATAGAACAAACAGAGATAGGTACTTAATGATTGTGGGGTTGCTAATAAATGTCTAAAGATTTAAAATTTTGGATTGATGAATTAATCAAACCAAGAACAGAACTAGGAAACTTACCAGTCTGCCCTTTTGCCAAGGGAGTCGACTTTGACATAATTCAATCCTCCGGCGAAGATATCGTACCGCCTAGTGAAGATTTTGAACTTGTTGTGTATATGTTACCAGAAGATATCACAGTAGATCAAATAAATCATCTATCTGAAAAATATAATCAACAATACCCCGATATTATTTTTCTGCCTGACCATAAAGATAGAAAGACTTTTATTAATGGGGTACAAACCAACAATGGCAAACACAATCTTTTACTGTGTCAATTGCGATCACGATTAAAAATAGCTAGAGACAAATTGAAAAAAAGCAATTACTATAGCTATTGGACTGAAGACTACCTTAAAGAAATATTAGATCATTAATCTAATTTCAAACAGGACAGTTCTAACACTGTATACTCTTGAGAATTCTCTATTGTGCTGACAGCAAACTCGGCCCATTTAAAAAAAGTTTGATCATCATTTTCATGAACACCAGTTTTAAGTAATGTCAATGCAGGATATTGATGTCGCATAAGACATTGCCAATGAGCAGTTTCTAATTTTCTTTTATTATCAAGATTTACTGATGTTTTATCTAAGAACACTGTGTTAATGGAACTAATGTTCACTATACGTTTGTTGGGTGTACCTTCCCAAATATTCCAAACATCATTGAGCAAATTAATTTGATCGAACGATGTATTTACAAATATGTCACAGTCAATTATTGTCTTTACTGCGTTCTTTCTTTGCTCTGAATCAGAAAGGTCAAACCCCGTGGCACGTGAGATGCCCATTACCGAATAACCTAAATTAGAATATGCGGCAGACATGGCTCGACCGACTGGGCCAAGATGAGCAGTGATAGCTACTGTTTTCATTAAATATTTCGCAAAACATTATTTAACAAGGGCATTATGAGTATCTATACAAATTGGGATCCGTTAGAAGAAGTCATCGTAGGCAACTGCAATACTGAAATACCATTAGGTTGGAATATTGAATCGGAAGCACGTCCTTTAATAAATCGAATATTACAAGAAACCAAAGAAGATTTAGATAATTTAGCGAAAATCTTACAAGGACTAGGAGTGAAAGTTCATAGACCTATACCGCATCAATTTCCAGAGAAAATAGAACTACCGACATTTAGCGTGTTCTATGCTACTAATCCCATCGTTCCGAGAGATCAATATCTAGCCTATGGAAATACTATCTATCAAACGTATACCAGTATGCCTGATAGATATTTTGATTCATTTAATTATTATGAAATATTTAAATCCATGTACGATCAAGGATACAATTGGATCAGCCAACCGCCTCCGATGATTAATAACTTTGAAGGTAAGAAATGGTTTGTTGACGGACCAACAATCTATGGAGAGGATTACAAAGACAAGGTGTTGTGGCATGCTGCTACCATGTATAAGTGCGGTGATACATTAATAACCAATAACGCAGGCCCTGGGTCTCAGGCAGGATTGGAATGGATGAAGCGAAATATTGATACTAACTTCGTCAACAATTCCGGAACCATAGTAAACAATTGGGGTCATATAGATCACGGCTTCTACATGATCAACGATGAAACTGTGGTTTGTATGAGCGAGACCTGGATTCCTCAATGTCTAAAAAATAAAAAAATAATCAATCTCGAAGGAAAGTTTGATAAGTTTCCTTATCAAGATTTTTTAAAACAGACCAGTAACGTTAAAAATAAAAATCATATGTCTCTTGAATGGTTAGATACTTGGTTGCAAGAATGGAAGGGATACGCTCAAGACGTTGCTTTTGAAACTAATGTGTTGGTTGTAGATCCGCAAAATATCATTTGCTCGGCTGTACAGCCAGAAGTATTCGAACTACTCAATACATTTGGTGTAACCTGTCACGTGGCTCCGATTAGACACGGACTATTTTGGGAAGCAGGCATACATTGTTTGACTCTTGACTTGAAACGTAAAGGTGATAATCGATCTATCGTCGCAAAGAGTTAACAAGTCTATCCTGTAGCATTTGAAAATATTCTTGATCAGCATTTAACGGAATGATCAATAACAAATGATCAAGTGATGGGGTCCACAACCCCGGGTTCAATCCGTTGGCATAATATGTTTTCTCAGCGGTGTCGGGAGTGTTGAGATCGAATAACAATCCATAATTTGTATAATCGTATATAAAATTATGATTTTTTAAATATTCCATTACCTTGACAGTTGAACTTAGTGTATCATTGAAATTTGCTAACAAGTTTTCTTTTTCTAACACTTCAATGTATTTCGTTGTGCAATATATTCCACTCAACGAAAAACTATAAGTGAATCCATAACTTAGAAACCCATGCTTTACAACTTCGTTGACATGTTCAGAAACGAAACAGGCGCTCAGCGGAAAGTATCCTCCTGAAAAAGATTTTCCACTTGTAAAAATATCCGGCGCATGGGTTTTTTTAAAACCAAAAAATTCACCAGTTTTACCTCCACCTGTGGCAATGTCATCATATATTAATAATATATCGTGTCGTTTGCAAATTGATTTTAATTCATCCCAAAAATTTTCACTGTATTTTTTTAGATGATTAGACCAACTGCATGGCTCGATGACCATGCAGGCAGCTGTATTTTTATAAGATTCGATCTCTTCAAGCATCTGTTGTTCGGATTGTTCTCTTGTAATCTGCTTGCAAAAAGGATGAGGAGTCATACTTTTCGCCATGAAGCTTAAATTTCCAATACTGGCAGTAAGATGCGTACTACCATGGTATGAGTTTTGAATCCCTAATATATCGTTACGTGTTTGATTCTTACACTTATGATATAACATAGCAACCTTGATAGCACCTTCTACGGCATCACTGCCCGACAATGCAAATACTGATCGGTATCCGCCACTCAGAACAAATAACTTTTCTGTGAGATTAATTACAGCTTCGTTGGTTGTCATGTATTCACCGCTGACGAAAGGATTCTCTAGCATCTTCTCATGCACGTATTCAATGATATCGTGTCTATCAAACCCCAGCAAAAAGGCGCCGCCGTTGCCTAGGCTTAGGTCGATGATTTCTTTATCATTTTCTATAAAACCAAATCTGGTGTATCTTTGTATTTTTCTGGTTTGAGAATGATCTTTATTTTCGTTAAATGGGAAAAGTAATTTCAAGTTTTGAGTGTTCATAGGAATTTTAATTTGCAGGGTATTTAGCTATCGATAAATATCGTAAATGAAAAAAGTCTATTTAATACAGGCAGAGATTACTTCTGGCCCGTCCAATGAACACTATCTGCCGTTTTCAGTAGGCTGTATATGGGCCTACGCTAATCAGTTCAGTGATATTCAAAACAATTTTATGTTAGCGGATGTGATTTGGAAACGTGAAGGACAGCAAGATGTTTTGGATAAAATAAAAGATCCTGACGTAATAGGCTTTAGTACCTATGTTTGGAATCACAATTGGAATCTCACGTTAGCTAAAAAAATCAAACAACGATGGCCTGATTGTTTGATAGTGTTCGGAGGCCCTAGTATTAATGAAAGTTGGCTGATACATGATTTTATAGACGTTGCTATGTTCGGCGAAGGTGAAATGGCATGGGCAGACCTTTTAAGAAAGTATATCAACAAGGAACCAATCGACCGCTATTGGAATAATCCTAGACAACAGGATATAGCAGAATTTCCTAGTCCGTATACTGCAGGATTTTTTGACAAAATTATAAAAGAAAATCCAGATGTCAGCTGGTATATGATGATCGAAACCAATCGAGGGTGTCCTTATCACTGCACATTCTGCGGATGGGGTGCAGATTATCTTAATAAATTAAAAACGTTTAACCTAGAAAGAACCAAGGAAGAAATGGATTGGGCAGTGACTAACAACATTCATTGGTTGTTTGTTATTGATCCGAACGCAGGCATATTAAAAGAACGTGACGTTGAGATCGCATGGATGGCTAGACGTGCTATTGAGGATCCTGTGAGTAAAATTCGTAGAGTCACATTTAATCATGCCAAGAATCTCAATGAAGCTTGTTTTGAAATAGAAAAAATAATACAAAAATGGACCTATGGATTGGAAATGGCTGTGCAAAGTATGAACGTGCCTACTCTAGAAGCCAGCAAAAGAAATAACATGGGAATGAATAATCTAGAACGTGCCTATGCCCTGTGTCAAAAGCACGGTATAAGATACTATACCGAACTGGTATTAGGTCTTCCTTTGGAAACCAAAGAAACATTTATCAACGGGCTTTTCACTATCATGAAACTAGGGCAACATGATTCTGTAAAAACCTACCCATGCACGGTTATTCCCAATTCAGAAATGGCCAGTGAAGAATATCAAACCCGTTACGGGATAAAGTTAATACACCCACGAGACATGTACAGATCTAAAGAAGAAAGAATATGGGACGATGAAGATCACAGCTGGGAAGACATCGCTATGGTTAGTGCTACAAATACCATGAGCAGTCAAGACATGGCAGATACATTAGCCTATCATTGGATGTTGGCACAGTTTCATTATTCTGGTATTACCCAGTTAACTTCTAAATATCTATATCACATGCATAACATAGAATATAGAGATTTTTATGACCGACTATATCAATATCTCAAACAAGATACCCTAGGCAAAGCATTGATAGATTCTGTTGAAGAAATCTTGACAAATTATTTTACACATGGTGAAGTTCCTAATCAAGAGAAATATCATAATGTGGTTGCATTAACTCTGCCCGAAACATACAAATTAAACTATATCATAGAGAACAAGAAACATTTTATTGGCTTAGGTTTTACTGTAGGAGAAAGTTTTAGAGAAATAGAACAGAGTATTGTAGACTTACAGACAGCATTAATGAAAGACGATAGTCAAACTTATCCTCACAAGATCTATTCTATTATAGATGTTGATAGATGGGTTTATGAATTCAGTGAATATGAGATACACAAACACGACCCAGTGAGTCACATGCATGATCAAATGTATACTAAATTTCTTATGAAAACTGATATTGTTAATATTAACAATCCATACCAACACCAAGACGTTGAAGATACGTATGATGGGAACAAAATTGCTGCACACGCAACTATTCCTATTATCCCTATTGTCAGCACAACAGCAGACGGAAGAATTTTATGAACTTAATTGGTTTTAATAATTCTAACATAAACAGAATGTTAGACTCTATTGCAGGAAAACATCTGCTGCCTACTGTGTCCTTGTGTCATCATTGTCACAGGCATATTCCAGCATGGCGATATGAAAAAAACAACAAAGTCTACATGGTAAAGAGTTGTGCTATTCACGGCATTAGCCATCACCTGATCGAAAATGATTATGAGTTCTACTCGGGGCTGTACTATACACAAGATAATCCCAAATACAATATGAATGGCGGAGTGCTTATAGAAGGCAGCGATAGATGCAATCTAGAATGTCCTCACTGTTATCATTTGCCAGACAATGAAGTCAAAGATCCGTCTATTGAAGAATTGATTAGACAAGTGCTAACTATGCCATTGGGTGATCCGGACGGTGTACATCGTATCATACTTGCTGGGGCAGAGAGTACTCTCAGACGAGATTTTCCAGAAACTGTGGCTGCTATACGAGGGCTTCACCCAGATATTCATGTTAGTGTACTAACCAACGGCATTAGATTCAACGACAGCGATTTCTGTAGACGTAGTGTAGAAGCCGGACTGCATGCTGCCAACATAGGACTAAATCATCCTGACTATATCAACAATGAAACTGTGAGAAGAAAACAAATCACTGCCATAGAAAACATGATGAAGGAAGATGTTTCTATAGGATATATCGGATACACCATGGTAGGATTCCACGAACTAGATTACATACTAAATGAAATTTGGACCAATGATTGGACTCCTAAGACTTTCAGAATCAGACTAGGAGCCGAGATTGGTAGAAATGCTACCACTGAAGTCTCCACAGTCAGTGATTTATACAATGCCGTTGAGCAATGGTGCCACGTTCGAGAAATACCTTTTAATAGAATCATCGAAGCAGACAACAACATATATCATGTGATGGTCGAGATGGGAGATAAATGTTTGCGTTTGATCAACTGGTGTGATGAAACCAACATCGACATGGAAGAATTGCGTAGTGGTCCGTGGTGCAACTTTGTACCTGACGGCATTACAAATTTTCTACATCAGGTTATCCGCCGAGACATATGGAAAAACAAAAGCATACCATTACCCGATGCGCCGCCTCAGCGATACTTGTTAGCCAGACACCCTACAAAAGATCCTCTGGATCTTCTTAATCTACTTTAATTGCTTGCCGATTATCATAAATCGAGTATACAAAGGTAATTCAAGTTCACCTGCCCAATATATTTCTTCTAAATGACATTGTTCTTTAAACTGTTCTAGAGTGTTGGCAGTACGAACGTGTTCCGGAATATCATAGTTGTTGCTTTGTAGTATCAATAAACTACTATAAGGCATACCACTTAACCATAGATCGTATTGGTCTTGTGTGATATGTTCACAGCTGGTATTGATAACAACGTCGGCATCGCTGCGTATTTCACACATGTCTGCGGTAACTGCATGAAACTTTCCTACCATTTCTTCAATCTTGTTCATGTTAATGGCAATAGGTTTGCAGATAGGATCAATGTCAATGCTACGAATGTTAAGTATCGGAACATCGCTTTGAAATAGCATACTGGCTAACACACCTACCCACCCACCGTGAATGTCCACTGTAACAAATTTCTTTACATGGGTACGAAGATTTGTAATCAACCACTCTTTACTTTTAAGCTGGCCTGACCAGAATGCATCCATGGTCCGCATGGGATCTGGACTTTGACGGATAGCCTGCATCCAATGATGTAAATGTTCAGTGTTTATTTGCATTTAGGTATTTTGCTATCTGCTGAACTTACACAACTTTCTGTAATACACGATCGAGATTGAGAAAATAATTTAAAACCCTCGGTTAAGGTGCCTAATGGTGCATCATGACAACTATAACTCCTCTTAACTTCATTACCTCTTATTATAACACTTTGATAACCGGCATTGCAATTCCAATCTTTAAATTTATTAAAACCAAATGCATTAAATCGTTCTGCTTGATCAAATAGATACTCCTTTCCATCTACATCATACAAGGCTATTTGATAAGTGTCTTCACCATTTGCACGTTGTGGAAATCCTGTCTGCATCTTGTGTATCATATCTTCTGTATAACCGTCCACAACCGCACTCGCCGTGGGATTGCTTTGAGGCTTTAGTGTTACATTGATTCCGCGAGCATGAAAACGTTCCATACGAGCATACAACTCATCAAACTTTTCTGGCACCATTACTTGATTGATAGTAACGTGTACTAGTTCATATTGTAACTGTAAACACTTGTCGCCGAACTCTTGCTCCTTGGCAAACTCATCATGAAAACTGGCAGTGATACTTCTGCGTTGCAACAATGCTGTATTGGCACACCAAGTGTTCCACCATTTGCTTCCCGGCGACAAATTGGTAGTCATATGAATACTTTGGTAAGTACTTTCGAGCTCGTCTAGATGTTTTACCAATTCTGGTAATTGTTTATATGCTGTTGGTTCGCCGCCACTGAAACTCCAATGGAATTCATTGAACCCATTTTCACGAGCCTGTCGTTTGATTTCATCTATGGTATTCTTATACACTTCCAGCGGTTGATGATCAATTCGGTCGCTGCGAGCATATGGCCAACAGTATGAACAGTTATAATTACAAAAGCGGCCCAAAATCCAACTGATAGAAAACAGTGGACGGCTCAACATTGTACGTTGTCCAAAACGTACGATATCCCGGAATGGTATCTTTGTGAAGTCTTGCGTCATAATCTGACAGTATTTAACTACAAAAGTCTTGACCTTTTGCGTTTGCGGTTATATACTGTATGAGTGGTCGTGAGTGGAACATGGCATACCTCCGGTCCGTTGTGAAACGCATTTGGGCAAGGGCAACGTCTTAGACATCGCTTTGTAGGTTCGAATCCTACCGACCACACCAATTACTATTATAAGTAGTAGAACATAACTTAAGGAAAACATTATGTCAAACACAGTAGAACAATTAAAAACAGCAATGGAAGAATTCTTGGCAGAAGATGCTAAGTTCGCAGCTGGCAATAACGCAGCAGGTACTCGTGCTCGTAAGGCTCTTCAGGAAGTAGGCAAGGCAGTTAAAGCTCGTCGCAACGAAATCACAGAAGAAAAAAATGCCCGCAAAGAAGCAAAAACAACAGCCTAACTACAACTCAAACACCGTGACTATAGATGGCGGCATCTATGGTGCGGCGTCTGACACCGTGACCATAGATACCAACTATGGTGCGGTGCCTGGTACCACCAACATAGGCGGCAGTATGGGAACTGATACCATCACACTCAATAATACCTTATGGTCTGGTAATTCAATCACATCACCTTATACTATTACTACTACGCCTACCTTCAAGTACTCTAACAGCACAGGTGCTGGTACATACAATTGGAATAATACCACATTGACCAACGGTAGCAGTACAGTTTACATCGATGGAGACGGCCTTAATATGAAGGAAGGTGCGGATATTAAAATTGGTGGTAAGAGTCTAACCGAAGCTATAGCAAAGATTGAAGAACGCTTAGGAATTCTAAAGCCTAATCCAGCACTAGAAGAACGCTGGGAAAAGTTAAAAGAATTGCGTGAGCAATATGTAGAAATGGAACGAGACCTTCTCGAAAAAGAGAAGCTGATGAAGATTTTAAAGGAAGCATAATGAATGTTCGACTGCTCAGTTACAGCCAACCCACACAGGAATTTGAAGACCTTGGCATCGCAGATGCACAGGAACTCATTGCGTATTGCGCCCGTGTCAGCAACCCATCAAACCAACTTAACACAGACACATCAGAAAAACTCATCCGATACTTGGTCAAACACCAACACTGGAGCCCACTCGAAATGGTCTCTGCCTGTATCGAAATTACAACTACAAGAGACATTGCCCGACAAATCTTGCGACACAGAAGTTTCAGTTTCCAAGAATTTTCTCAACGCTATGCTGATCCAACGAAAGATCTCAATTTTGTTACGAGAGAAGCAAGACTACAAGATCCAAAGAACAGACAGAACAGTGTCGAAGTCGAAGATCAACTGTTACAAAACGAATGGTACAGAGCTCAACAACGAGTCATCTACGCTGCTAAACGAGAATACGAATGGGCTATTGCTAACGGCATAGCCAAGGAGCAGGCTCGAGCTGTGCTGCCAGAAGGCCTTACAGAAAGTCGTTTATATATGAATGGCACATTGCGTAGTTGGGTGCATTTTATTGAACTGCGTTCAGCAAACGGCACACAGAAAGAACATCAAGAAGTAGCTGTTGCCTGTGCTAAAGTTATTGCCACAGTATTTCCTCTAGCAGAAAGCCTAGTACAAAATGGATGAACTTAATAAATTCTGCGAAAACTATGAGGTCCGTGTGCTCAACGATTCCAAGCGTAGGGCACGGTACCATCCTCCCCGGTTTTTTACAGATCCGATGCGGGCAGATATAATTCAAAAAGATACAGTCACATACGAAACTGAAAAGGTCTACACAGTAGAAATCCCAGAAGGTAGACTTCGCACCCTAGTCGAAATGGAACGCAGGTTCTTCAACTATGTTGCACATCACGA